CGTGATCTGCAGCCCGGTCAATCTCGATGGTTGAAGCCGTGCCGTGATCCAGGGAGGTAAACACCAGATGGTCTGAGCTGAATGCTACCGTGATCCTGCTGTAGCCGTGAGTCGCCCCGAGGGCCTGGACTTTGGTCTGGATCTGAGTAGCAATAGCTGCCCCTGAGTTGCAGCCAGACCAATCACAGGTGATGGTATGCCAGGTTTCGTCACCGTTCGCCCGGATCTTGAGCTTGGTGTCGGTGTTGCCGATCATATCAGTGCTGCAATCACCGCCTCCCGTGTGGGTTCCCGCAGTACATTCCAGGGTAGCGGTCTCGTCGCCATCCGCGTCGTTCTGAATCTTGATGGTGCCGTTATGCCCTACGGTGTGCATGTCGGTAGCTTCCGCTATGCCGGTTATGAAAGGCACTGCATCGTCCTGGAACAGGACGGGCGTAGCACCACCAGCCAGCTGGATAGTCTTCCGGGCGATCTTGGTTACGCCTACGCCAACCTGGAGAGCGGTGTCTGCCTTGCCCAGAGAGGTCTGGACGGCTGCGACCAAGTCGCTCTTGGGGATACCTAGTGCGGGTTTAGTATATTTGGCGTCACAGTTGGCATCCACTTCGTTGATAGCCGCCTGGACTGAACCTTTTGCGGTGGTGGTGAGAGCAGCTAGCGAGCCCACCTTAACGTCCGTGGCGAGCTTTGTGTTAGTGATAGTGCCGTCACCCACGCCGGACGGCGTCAGGCTGTTAAGATCGTCGGCAGTCGCTTCGACCAGGGTTGGAGCGCCGCTGTTGTTGGGCAAATACAGTTTGGTACACTCCAGGGACTTGATTTTGATTCGGCCCCAGAGTTGATCCATAAATCCCATTTAGTCCACCTCTGTATAGGGTATGACCGGCGAAAGATCGCGATAGATGTTGCCGGGCACGGTTCCTATCTTGAAACTGCCAGGCGTATCGTCAAAGACCAGTTTGGCCTGGTTGGCATAGAGCTTGTCTGCCATCAGGTTATCGGCCTTGGACGGCCCCCAGATGCGGTCTACTCTATGAGTCAATTGGTGTCACCTCTTCGGGTATGGCGAATATGGCTCCGGAACTGAGCAGCACCTCGATGGTACTCTGTCGCTTCTTCTCAGGCCTGACAGCCATCTTAGCGGCATCTTTCGGGCTGATGATAGAGCCCCGCGTGAACTTGCGCAGGGCTTTGCCATCATGCCTTTCGAATGCTCGCACCACTTTGTAGCGAGTCATCTGTACCGCCTTCAGGCTACCACGTTCTTCATGAACATGCCAGCAGTTTTGGCCATTACCACCGGGCACCAGCACTGGAAGCCCTGGTAATAGGTGGTGTGGGTGTGCAGATCGGGCACCTGGGTCAGAGCAGTATCGAAGCCGCCCAGAGGTTCGTTGAAGGACAGGTTCATGCCCGCTAGGGTAGTCAGAGGTCCGGGGGAGGTCACGTATCCCAGCCAGATGTGCTTGCCGAAGATCCAATCCAGAGCGACGGTATCGCCCGGAGCGGCGGTGTTGTACATGGCCTTGGCTACCAGGATGTTATCGATGTCCAGAGCCTGGGCTATCATCTGCTCGTTGAGCTTGGTGGGGACCTTGTCAGCACCCTGTGGGTTCCTGTAGAGACTGATCAGCTGGTTGTTGATCCTCATCTCCTCATAGGCCTGCTCGCCTATGACCATCGTGTTAGGCAGCAGACCACAGGCCTTCTTGATAGCCAGCTTGGAATCCTTGAAGACACCCAGAGGGTCGCTGTCCGCGTCGTTGAACTGGCGAATGGTCTCGCCTGTGGTAATATCGCCGGGAGACCAGGTCTCACCGCTGGACACGCCAGTGACATCGATTCCCCAAACAGACTCCTTGAAGTAGTTGTTGGCGATGACCAGCTCCTTATTCAACTGGAGCACGTCAGTAACCATGTTGGTTGTCGCCTGCTCGATGGGGTAGCCCTGGTCGGCCACGTAGGGGATATCGGCCATGAGGGGCATCTCGAAGGCATACCTGCGGCACACATACGAGCCGGGGGTATCTACCTTGAGTTCTCCCTGAGGCGGGATGCTGCCGGGTCTCCACTCACCTGCCTTGTTGGTAAAGTGGTTCTCCATAGCCCACTTGGGATAGAGACCGGCTATCTGGTTCACCGATATCATAGGGAACCACTGGTCTGCCACAAAGTTTGAGGGCTCCTGCCTGTAGGCGAGAGACCACTCCGATTCCAGCCGGGCTACGTGGATCTGTGAATAGTCCAGGCCCTTGTTAACTACCTGCTGGGCCAGGGATGCTATAGTTTCTCTGTAATCCATGAATCATCACCTCAAATGTTCGCCTGGTACGTGAACAGTCTCACGGTAGCCGGGAGCCCCGCAGCAGCAGCGACTTCGCACTGTCCCACGATGATATCCTTGTTGGTGGGCGTGGCCTTGTCGCCGACACCACCAGTACCGACCTTCACCAGGTCACCTACTGCCAGACCACTGGATCCAGTCTTGACGAGGGCTTTACCCCTCCACTGAACCAGAGCGGTGATTGAGAAGTTGGTGGAAGTCGCGGTTTCCGTAGGCCTGTTGCACAGGACGCCTACCGGATGGCCGCTTGAGAATGCCTGTACTGTCCGGGCTCTTGTGGTGTCCAGCTGGACGAAACAGTACTCCAGAGCAGACATGTCACCGTCCGGATTGTAGGAGCTAATGTCTCCTGGTAGAGCTTCCCTGAAGGGGGCCGTCATGTCGGTCATTTCAGATCACCCCCATCTGAGCGCGCACAGTACCTGCC